CCTGTCCCGTAAAGTCTCGCAGGAAACCTCTACTCAAACGTTGGCAGGTGAAAATGGCAACTCTGTTGGTATCTTTAAGGAACCAGCTGGCATGAACAATAGTGGAGAGAGACCCACAAAGTTCCAACCCAGCTCGCAACGAAAGGAAACCTCTCAGAGTGCTCCCGCCATTCCTGCATCATCGACGTGTACTACGACATCTGCCGGGCCAGAACAAAGTGGAGAGAGACCCACACGTTCTGCGCCTGGCGTGTGCCGGGCGAAGGGATCAGGACAACGGTCTTACAAGGCCGGAGCGAAGAACCAAGCCCTGCTCACCCAGGAGATATATAAACTCGCAGCTCAACATGCAGGAGAATGCGATGCAAAGCGTGAGATCGCTAGAGACAAAGGTTTCTGCGTGTCGTTTGCAGTCGCCGGATTCTGTGAGTACGAGAAACGAAATCCTGGAAGACAATGTCGATACCCCCATGTCACCGTCGGACAGCGAGATATGGGAGCTTCTGGTCAACCGCAACCAGAAGCAAAGGTTACTGTTTCAACAGCAGCAGAGGCAGTTGCGCCGCCAGCGCCACCTCCAGTCGTGCCAACAGGACCTAATCCAACTTCACCACCGCCAACAGGCCCGTCAGGCCCAGATGAACCGAAGACGAAACTATGGAATGATACGTCAAGAGTCACTACAAACCCACTACATATCGGTTGGCAGGATAACAAAACTTCATTCACGTCGGTGATTCCGATAGGACGTGGATTGATGCTTTCTCTCGCTATATTATTATTAGCATTTATTGTTGCTTTTTATTCCACTGTTCAACTTGCGGCGGAATTTGACGAGAGACGTGGTGAATGTTATATGCATGGAACAGGTTGTCCACCGGGCTACGCAGAGTGGGTTGATAAAGAATATGGCCAGTGGGTCTTATTTCAGACCATTTATGGCCAGTTTGCGTTGCCTGATTCGGAAGAAGAGTTTATTTTCGGGAGTCGTCCTAAAGAACCTAACACGTTTGACATGGATAAGATGTATGATAGTTTGGCGGAGAAGTATATCCTAAACGACACCCAAATGAAAGTGAACGATATCTTTGGTATTGCCCAATGGATTTATCTTGCAGTTATGGTATGTTGGATCTTCCAATATCAAGTGGTTCAATTCCATCATTATGAGAAGTTGAAAGACATGCCATGCAGTACTCCTACACAAGCCCATGACGTGAGGGCGGATGTACTGAATCGCGGCAAACTGCTCCACACCGACCCCCTTTTTGCTTGGTGTAGATATACCCTACGAAGCTACTATAGGTTTGGATTTGTTGTTCCATATTTCCATACCGAAATTTGTATATACATCCCCTTCTATTTTACTGCGAAGGCTGTTGATGTGGTAGTTTCGTTAGAATTGCTTGCACAATTAACGACTTATTCAAATACAATGCCGACAGTGGCAGACAATGTGGCTGCTGATCGCATTTCGTACGCCGCAAGGAATATGTGTACCGTGAATGTTGATCGATTCGACTTCGTGAAGCGTGAGAATGTTGTAGCAAACACCACGTTCCTTGCATTTGGCGTGTACAAGCAAACCAAAGATAAAACAAAATCTCTCCCTTTTTACCGGGAGCCTGTCGTGGTACAGTAGTGTCCTACGGTTACCGAGTCGGCGAGGTTGTCTTGCCAACAATTGCACCCCTGAAACCGGGAACAATTTTTGGAGAGTTCATTGAGATAACCTTGCGTGATCGACCGGTGATGCGTGGTTCGTTGGGATGTCATCTGATTGGTGCAGCGCGTCCAGTGCCCGACACCAATGACCCAGCGAACATGAAGGCAGGCTCCGCAAAGAGATTTTGTGCAAACCCACCGAAGGGATGCCCGATCAGGTTAAGGCGTCTCAGACGTTTCGTACGAGCGTGGGTGCGGAAAAATTTAGTTCCGCTTGCGAGAGATTCAGATATCTCGTATCGTACTTGGTTGGCAGGCACCAATTATACTGTGGCTCGTCAGAAGGAATTGATTCGCAAGATTGAAGCGAATCCTGACATGAAGTTGCGGAAAAATCGGTGTGTGAAGATGTTTCTTAAGGATGAAAATTATCCAGAATATAAATACCCAC